CGCCTCGTCTCCGCCGTCAGGCCGCCGAAAATGGCCTGAAGCGAGATCTCTTCAGGAGGCCGCGAATTCTCAAAGATATCCCAATAGGGGCCGCCAACATACTGTCTAACCTCAATCGCGTGGTCGGCGTCGCGCGTCAGCGACCGATACCCAAACGGCACACCGCGAAAAATCGCAAGCCTCGGCGTCATAGACTCAACCCCCACTCAGACGCGAAATTCGACTCAGTCGATACTACCATGCCCTCAGCAGTCACCCCGACTGTGCCAGCGCCCTTTTCACCAACTTCGACTTTGACCTTGATCGTGCCATCGACCGCGGGCGCCCTTATCGCTTCCAACGCTCCGTACACCGCCTTAACTGCTGATTCCCTCCACCCCCACGGCGTGTATTTTTCCACCCAGTTTTTGTCCCGCGCAAGCTCCTGCTGAATAGCCCCGCGGACGCCTTCGACTTTGGTCTGACCCGCCCGGCCCTGGACAATCGTCGTCCCGGCAGCCGCCAACGCCCGCTCGCGCCGATCCGGCCCGAGCCCGAAAAAACCTTTCAGGTCCGCGATCAGCTGCCGAACGTTTTTGATCTCGTCGATGAAGCCCTTTATCTCTTTCCCCGCACCCTCGAAAAAATTACGAAGCGCGTCGGGATTCTCGTTCAGCATGTCGATTATATTTGCCAGCATTTCGCCCATCGACTTTATTGAGCCAGTGAAGGCCCCGCTGACCATCTCCCGGTTGTTGGCAACAAAATCGGCGATCCCTTGAATTGCAGGCGTCAAAACCGGCATCAGATCCTGCGCAAACGCGATTTTCAGACCTCGCAGTGCGGTTTGCATGTTCTCTTGCGCGTCCTTGAAAGCCTCGGCATCCTTCGCGCCTTGAGCCGTGACCACGCCGTATTTGCGGGCCTCCTCTCGCAAGCCCGCAAAAACCTCCGGCCCGCCGTCAAGCAGCCGGAGCATCTGCTGGCCCGATTTACCAAAAACGGCGAAAGCAATAGCGGATTTTTTCGTCGGATTTTCAGTGCCTTGAATCGAGTTGAGTAGCACGTCGAAAGCGGACGCAGCATCTGGCGCACTCTTGACCGCCGCGGCCAGGCTCTTGTCCACGCGCTCTAGCTGCGTGATCGTCGCGCCGGTATCAAGATCGGTCAAAACCTTCTCGAACCGAACAATCCCCGCCCGGAACTTGTCGATAGTGAGGCCGTTACGCTGCGCGACAAACTCAAGCTCCTGCAGCGCCTCAACGTCAAAACCAGTTTGCCGCGCGAATTTTGCCATCTCATCTGCAGCCGTCGCGATCTCATCGACCATCTTCCAGGTGCCGACCGCGACCGCGCCCACAGCCGCACCGATTGCCGCGCCTGTAGCAGCCAGCCCGCCAGCGACCATCCCGACAGCCGAAGCCATCGGTTTCATCGATTTTTTGAATTTCGAGATTTTATTGTCGGCACGCGCCAAAGACTGAGACAGCGACGAAAAAGCGCCCTTGCTTCTGTCATCGCCCGTGATTCTGACGCCCGCTTTGATCGTCTTTGCCATCTACCGCCTCCGATCTGCGTTAACCCGCGGCGCGATCTCGCCGACGTAGTAGCCTAGCACGTCCAGCCCGGTCGCCTCAAACTGCTCGACCGGCCAGTGCCAGACGTGGAGCGCCCAAAGGATGAGATCCGGCCAAAACTCGGCCCACGACTTCAAAACGACAAAAAAGGGGCGATCAGACTCGTCAGGGCGACAAAATCACGCGCGTGCAGCAGGTCGACCTGCTCAGCCGTCAGCGACGTGATGATCGGCAGCAGAGCCGCCGAAACCGTGAAAGCCGTTTCCGTCTCATCGATCTTGCTCAGATCGCCACCAGCGGCCGCAAGTGCCACCCGCATACACTTAGCCGACGGATAGTCGAGCTTGAAAGTCACAAACCGGATCGGCTCAACCGGATCACCAAACTCATCGACTAGCCCCTCTAGAGCCATCGTAAGCTCGTATGGCTTGCTATTCATGGATCGTGTCTCCCGAGCTACCGACAACCGTACACGTCGCTGTACCGGCCTTTACGTCATGATCAAGGCCATCCTGGATGCGGCCGTTGAAGATCACATGTATCGTGCCGGTCGTGAGATTCTTAACTTTGACATCTCCGCGATACGCCAGCAAAGCCGCCATGTCTGTAGTCGGCGTAATGATTAGCGTCAGGGTAGCAGACGACTCGCGGGGAGACTCCGTGAAGTACACACCATCGCTGGCCGGTGTAGCCGTGTGCGTGACTGGATTGATACTGACACTCGCGTCACTCGCTACGACGCGCATCGTGCCGAACTTGACCAGGAATCGACCCCCGACCGTGTTGAATGTTTCAGTCATCTCAAAAACTCCTTAAATCCGAGGGGTTATGCGCAGCGCCATAACCCGAAGTTGGTTGGCAAGATCCGGGCCAAACGCGATGTCAACGCGGTTCCGGTTCCCGACATTCCGCACCACGACCAGATCTGCGATAATCGCGTCCGCGTTCTCGACTATCCCGGCAAGCTCCCACGCCCGGATCCGTCTCGCGATCGTGGCCTTAATCTCGAGGGTGTCGACAGCATCGACCCCCTCAGCAACCCGGCTTGCATCATCGACCAGCTTTGATCGCGGATACTCGGCCGATAGCGTCGAGCGCGTATCCTCGGCTATGTACTGCATACAGTACGGATACTGCACCGCCTCACCGCCGGATATCGGCGTGCCGGTCGACGAGGTCAGCATCGTAGTCCGCTCCAGAGACACGATCGGCGCGCCCGTCACGTCATACCCAACCGTCGCAAACCCGCCCGCAGTCAGAGACTCGAGATCAGCAGCCCGCAGACGATCAGCCTTGCGGATCGGGGCCATGCCCTTGACCGCGACCGTCTGGATCGGCCGTGACGGATCAGAGCGCAGGCTCGCGACGCACGCGCCCATGTACGCCGCGCCAAATTCTTCACTCGGATTACGACCCTTCGCCATCGCAGCACAGACAGCGTGCCAGTCGTTCTGCAGGTTATCCTCGATCGACCCGCTTCCCAGCAACTCGGCCAGGGTAGCCTTGACTACGCCGCAATAGTGACCGCCATAGGTCGCAACGTCATAGTCCCAACGAGACGCAAACTCAGACCTTTTCTCGATCAGTTCCGCCGAGGAATACGACCCCTCGAAAAGAGCGAAAACCGGCAGCGGATCCAGCGCCGTAAACGCCGCTGTCAGATCAGGCACGCCAGTTCCGCCGGTCAGATAGCCGTCTACCACGTCACAAGTCAGATTGCCCGGGAATTTTTCGCCCGCGGTCGCGCCCCAGTAATTGATCGTGATTCTGATGTCGTTCCCGCAAGCGCCAGCATCGCGGGCCGTGAAAGCCAGAGCCCCGCCCGTGTTATCACAGATCACCGGATACAGCGACCCGAGAGCCACAGCCGCAGACTCGGTTGCGCCGAAAACGGCCTCGACCGCGTCGCCAATGTCCGCTAGCGACTGGCCAGCGATCAGATTCACGACGGCGTCACGACCGCCCACGCACAGGCTCAGACGACCGGATTCCGTCAACGTCGTGCCCGTAGAAAAAGACAGCGTGTAGGTCTTGCTCGCAGCCCCCGCAGCCACCCCAGCCGCCAGAGGTACAACCAGCAGTTCCTCAGGGGAGCGATCATTGGCCAGATACGCAATAACCTCGCGGTGCAACTGCGACCCAACGCCCGCCAGGATCGCGGCGTCATCGGCGCTGAAGATCTGCACCGGCACATTAACCGCCCCCGTCCCCGAGGCCAGCTTCTGCCCCATGATCACCGATGTTTTCTGCGCCGCGCCAGTCCCCAGCGGATCACCGATTTCGATCGCGATAACCGGATTACGCAATGATTCCGGGATAGTATCAAAGGTCATTTGTTACCCCCTTTTTACGCCCTGATTTTTTTCCCGAGCGCCCAATTTTCATGCCAACTTCGTCAACAATCTCAATATTTTTCAAAAAAATATGAGAAATTATCGCGGTAGTGCGAGTCACAAGCCGAGGCTCGCGGCCGATCGTCATGCCAGCGACGAAAACCGGCTCACCGACAGCCCGCACTCTGATAAGCACATCGCTCATCTCAGCCCCTCCAGATGGATCTCGACCGTACCACCGGCCGCATCGAGCGTCGTGTCGCAAGAATCGAGATCATCCATGTCGCCGGGATCGGTCAGATACAGCGCCAGACGCCGGACGCTCATCGTCACAGCCGCCCAGCACACCAGTGCGTCCGTGTCGTCACTATCGCCATACTGCCAGTCAAGCCTAGTGACCTCGCCCAGCGCGCCAACTACCTCACGGCTCTCCAGATCATCCCGGAGACGCAGCAGATCCGCATCGACCCGATCGCGTAGAGCCAGATCGGTATCGACCCCCGGCTCGAAGTCAGCAGCCACGGCACGCCGGGCAATCATGATCGTGACCGTCAAGGTCTCCATCTGATCTTCGCTCGACCCGGCCGTGATATCGACTCGCGACCACGGCAGCCGGTCAGACGGGATCGGCCTGATCCTGGCGTTGTAGACGCTGTCATCAGGAAAAAGCGCCGCAAGACGATCCGCCAGAAAAGCCCTGCACTGTGAGACAGTCAACGCCGCCATCACTTAATCTCCGTCAGAATCAGCCTCAGATCATGATGTCCGATCCGCTCGACCGAATCAACCGAAAATGCCCGCGTTCCTATCGTCACAACCCCGTCGGCTTCAGGTGTCGCGGTCACAAAGTCTGCGATCTGAGCGGTCACAACCGGCCGCGTCATCGGCATAACGACGCCGTCGGATCCCACGGCCAGCACCTCGTACTGCTCATCAAAGACCGCGACGAAAGAATCGGTGTGACCTGCAGTGTCAGCGTAGGACATCGACGTGGGAAAAGTCGCAGCCACGCGACGATTTACCCGCATCTCGAGCCTGTCCCACGCCGACACCATCGCCATCACCTCGTCTTGCTACGCTTTACGATCACCGGGACATCAGCCGCCGTCTTTTCATCAACACGCTGGATAGCCCCAGCCGAGATCCACATCAGGATCTCGGGCGTCTCATCGCAGATCACCCGCTTGCCTGGCTCGAATGACACGCTCCCGAGCCTCAGCTTCTTGGAACTGATATATGCACACTTCATCGCCGCCCCTCCGTCACTGAATACGCTGGATCGCAAGATAGGCCGAGGTCACATCCAGCGCCCCGCCGCTGTCCTGCTTGCACCACAGCCCGACAGTATCATTGGCAGACAGGCGCAACATGGTGTTGCCGACAACCACAGTCGGGTTCGTACCATCAGGAGTCTCCTCGTCCGTCGACCGTGTAACGCTGTTAACCTTGATCGCGACCTCGTTGTAGTTTCCGCCGCCAGCCTCGAAAGTCGCACCGTACACGATGGCGTAGGTGCCGGTTGCAGGAATCGTCGCGAGGCTTGTATCGCCAGCGTCGTAGGTCACATTACCGACGAGCTCAACATCCTCCAGATCTATCAGAGTCGCGGTCGCATCGTCCGTTGACTGAGTCGTGTCCGAGGAATTCCGCATCTGGTCGTTGTAGATGCCGCCCATCGTGACCGCGCCCGTAATTGACGCGGCAGTGATGCCGGAGTCCTTCGTGGAACCGGCGGCGTCGAACGATGCGAGGTTATTTTCGACGGCACCAGCAACCACGGCCTGAGCACCGATGTCGGCGGCGGACAGAGCATCACTGCCGGCCGTCGCGTGCGTCGACTTGTGCGCGGTCGGGGTGCGGGCATCGGTGAGGCGGGCGTCGTCATCGTAGACGACGTCATCCACCGCGGTGACCAGCTCATCAATCGCGCCCTGCACGGTCGTTGCAGCGAGGCCAGACGTGCCGTTGTCATAAGCGACAAAATCGGCGTCCGCCGCCATGCGACCGGGTACCAGCTTGACCAGACCGCTTGTAGCATCGATCAGCGCATCCTCAGCCGCCACGCCACGCACGATACCATCAGCTGTAATCGCGGTGGTGAAAGCGTCGCTCACGGCGTCATAGTACAGATCATCCTCGCCCGCCGTCCACGTCTCACCAGCCTTCTTTGCGTACTCGATCTCGCCAACGGCCTGAACGACTGCGTCAGCGCCAGATGCCACGTTGTTGATACTCACGCCGTGCAGGATCCCCTGCACGATGAAATCACCAGCGCTGTAATCTGCCCCGACGCTTTCTATAATCATCCGATCATCGGTCGTATATCTGATATTTTTCGCCATTTTTGCATCTCCTGTTGAGCGGGCAGGGGCCACCTGAGCCCCTGCCCGTCAAAAAACATCATGCGCCGGGATTCGCGGCAAAATCGCCCCAGGTGTTGATGTGGCAGCCGAAAACTCCGCGTGCGTGCCAGATCATCGAATCGTTTTTGTACTCCTCGTGCTCCGTGATCACCAGGCCGCCCTCGTCCCTGAGGTATCCCCAGCGAGCTGAGTTCCGGCGGCCGGTCGCCATGTAGTACGCCGTCCCGGTCATGCCAGGGATCGCGATCCGATTTTCCGGCGCGATATTCGCGATCAAAGCCTCGGTCGTGTAATCCGGCAAAACGCGGTTCGGCACATAAAGCTGCTCTATACCGGACTTCAGGGTGCCCGGGAACAGCAAGAATTTACCCTGCATGCCGATCGCGGTCGAACCGTCAGGATCGAGCATCGCGAAAAGCAGATTCCACAGTTCGTTGACCTTCGCCACGTCCGGCACGCCGCCGCTGGTCGACAGGTTATTGTGATCGGTATGGAAAAGCGCTTTGCCGTCGGCCATGACCTGATTACCGGTCAGCAGCGCCGCCGCGAGCGCCGATTTCGTCCGAATGAAGGCCTCCTGGATCGCCATAGGCCCGGCCGCAAAAGCGTCCAGATCGTTGTCGTAGAGCATTTCCAGCGTGAACTGGAATTCCTTGCCGTACTTTATCGCCGTCGATTTTTCGGCGCCCTCACCCATCGATCCAGCCGTGTACGGGGCACCCTCAAGGACTGACGGCAGAATAGACGCATGGCCGACCCACGGCGTGCTGTGCTCGCGGAAGTCGTTGTAATCCATGCGGGTGAAAACCTTCTCAAACCACAGATAGTCTGCCATCTGGTCGTTGACGGCGATCAGCGCCTTGTGAGCGACGTTTTCGAGCAGCAACGGAAAGTCTGAGGTGGTCATCGCCCGCTCCAGCAAAGCCGAGCGCGACAGACCACGACTGCCCGGTACCATCTCGCGCAGCAGCAGCTCCAGCGAGATATTGCCGATCTCGCGCTCGGCGTCCGGGTTAACATCCTGCACCTTTGCACGGGCCGCGAGCCAGTCCGTGGTCAACGCACGGCGCGTCTCGGCCTCATCCCGCGTGATGTCGACGCGCGTCGACACCGTACTTCTCGCGTCTCGCTCGGCGCGAGCATCAACGAGCTTGCGGATCGCCGCGTCGGCAGTCAGCGACCGCTCGGCCAGCACGCTGTCGATCTCGGCACTGTCCAGACCGAGCTTGCGACCTGCGGCGCGGATGTCATCGCATCGAGCCTGATAAGCAGCAAGCTCAGCTGCCACGCGTTCGGCCACCTTTTTTTCCAGATCTCTTTCGCCATTTTCCGCCACTGCGGTATCGAACTCTTCCATGTCCACTCCCTCCACGTGTTCGGCAGGTGCCGATCTGACACCGCCGGTAATATCCGCGGGCACCCCCACGAGCGACCCTTCCAGCGGCGTCCAACGCGCCAAAAGCCGCGTCAGCATGCCGCTCTCATCCCTACTTTCGACTATGGCGTCCGGGTCATAGTCGTATCCGACCGAGGTCGACGGCAAAATCCCATCGACCAGATCCGTCACGACATCCCTATTACGCTCGGACGCGGATAGCTTGACCCGGCCGAGCAACTCGCCGCCCGCAATGCGGACAGACCCTGGAACAAAAACGCCGATCACCGAGTCAACTGACCAGTCGTGATCTCGCAAAAACGGCGCGCCAGAGTTCATCCGCGTCAGATCGACGCTGTCCGGATCCATGCTCAGGATCTCGATATAGGCCTCGCGCCGGGCGTAGTCCCACCTTTCGACAGGCGCGCCAGTCCCGAGAGACACATCGATCTCGCGGGTCTCAGGGTCGAATGACGACCCGAAAAACCGAACCTGCGATCTATACTGCTTCGCCATACAGCACCTCCAAATGCCAATCTAACTCTTTTTGCGACCTGGTCAACTTTCTGAGTTTTTTTCGGGAGCTTGCAGCGTACTGTCAAGCAGGACGCCCGGCTGCAGGGATCCAGACAAGGTTACACGGGACGGGTTGCCGATGGAAACGATTCCGAGGTCGTCCATTAGTTTGTTGTCGGCTGCGATCGCCGCGGTGACGACATCGGCGTCATCTCCGAGGGACTCGATCACATCGGCGCGGCAGACGAGACCGGCCTGCATCTTGAGGATCGCGGCCTTCAGATCTGTCAGTTCGTCGGCGAGAGGGACGCGAGGATCAGACCACGAATGCTGATACATCCCCGGTCGTGATTCGAGTAGACCGGCAAAAACGCACTCATCGATGAATCGCCGGTAGATCTTGGACAGGGCCGGAACAAGCACGAAACGCCTCTTGTGCTCCAGATTAGCCCGCTCTTTGTTGAGGCCGAGCCTGGCTTGAGCCAGAGAGGAATCGGACATATCCCCGGATACCGTGTGATAGCTCATGCCGCCAGCCGCCGCGATCATGTGCAGGTACGTCGAGACGATCTCCTTGACCCCGCTCGGCATCTGGGCCGAGTTAAAAGTGATCGTCTTACCCTCGGGCAAATATGAAACTAGACCGGGAAACAGATTCTCCACAACCGCGCCGGTTGCGTCCGTCGCGACGTTGCCGGTGTAATTGGGATCGTCGGGATTATTGATGCCCGGCTTGACCGTGTCCTCAGAGTCGCCCTCCACCGTCGCCACGAGCATCGACGCCGATTCGATCCCGGTCAGTATCGCGTCGAGCATCTCGTGGAACTGCTTCGCGGTCAGCAGCGCCGGAACGGTCAGTGGCAGCCCTCGAACCTGGCCGGCCCGGAGCGTATCGTAAATGTGAACGATCTCAGCAGCCGGAACAGCGGCCGTATCAGCGGAGGACGCAAACCCGCCAGTCTGGTACGTTGCGCCGGGGTGACGACGGAGCATGTGATACGCCGCCACCTCGCCGATCCCGTCAAGCTCGACCCCGCAAATGATCTGTCCATACCGGCCGGTGCCGTTTTTCTCGACTGGCAGCAGATCCGGCTCAACAAGCTGGATCTTGAACGGCGGAAGCCCAGGCATGTCGTCAAATCGCCGCGACCGGAAGCGGATCAAAATCTCGCCGTCGTTCGCGACATGCAGCATGGACAGCCGCTCGGCACCGTAAAAACCCATATCGGAGCCCGCGACCGCCACCGGCTCCCACTTCTGCCACAGCTCCCATGCCCGATCGTCCCACTTCGGATCGCCGGACATGGGTGTCGGACGGAGGCCGTTCCCAACCAGACCATCAACCCAGCGATCCACCATCTGACGAATGTAGGGGAAATTCAGGTAGGCGTCCCGGCTGCGGGATCGGCTCTTCACCAGACCGGCGGTAACGTCAAAATTCGCGTCACCTTTCGAGCCCGACCAAAGCCGATTCGGGCCGGTCATTTTCGCCGCGTCGATACCGCGCTTCTTGATCGAGCCGGATCTTTGCTTCCGTCCAATCGCTTTCGCGCGACCGCGCAAAACCGCCCAGCTTGCCCTGACCCTATCGGCGAACTTTTCACTCATCGTCAAAACCTCCCGAGCGCCGGAAAAAACCGTGCCAAACTACACAATATCACAAACTTTTTTTTACCGCGCTGGAAATAGAACGGCACCGTTTTGGGGTTGTGATTTACCTGTATTTGCATCTTTAATGTGACTCAAAAAGACTAGCCGCCGGTGCATCTCATCAAAGCTGCCGTATGTGACCTGCTTGTCGCCGTGCCTAATCGAAACAGCGGGACTTGCGAGCGCAAGCACCAGCGCATCGTACTCGGCCGCAAGTTCCTTCGTCCAAACTATGTCCGCCATCGTTACCTCCACCGGCCTCGTGGCCGGGCCACCCGCCTGATCGATTGTACCGCCACCGCCGGTTTTTCAAAAATTTCCGCGACCACGGCAGCCTCATCGGCGGCAGACAGCGGCGCGGGCCGTGGCAAATCCAACGGTTTGAGTTCTTTCCCTGACAAGAGCAGAGCATTGATCGCCGCGACGTTGTAGCAGAACGTGTCCCACACCTCATTCCTCGTCGCGTCTGTCAGCGTCTCCCACCGCACGACGACCCGACCAGCGCGATCCCGCTGACGTACCCGCCGCTCGCTCGCCATCTGGTCGAGAAAATCCGGGAATTCCTGTACTAGCCGCCGCTGGATGTGGACATACTTCGGGCCATGCGTCGTAATGGTCAGCATCGAGGAGGCAAAATCCTTCGCCGCAGTCGTCCGCACGATGTAATACGGCGCGTGCTTCAGTTTTTTCGCCTTCGACCGCGCCGGTTTTTTGTCCCAAATCGGATCTTTGGGCAATCCAGCGACCCCCTTAATGGCGTAAGTTTTCGATCGGGCTCGCGGCGTCGTGTAAGCCAGCACCCGGTCAGCGGCAAACCCGCGGTCGATGAGCGCAATGTCAGCTTGCCGCGCCGATCCCTCAAACGGCCGAAATTTCCGCGACCGCAGCCGATCCATCTCAGCCCACGTGGCCGGATCGTCGGTATCGCCGTGTGTCACGTCGTAATCCAGGATCCATGCCTCGAGACCCTCACCCCAGCCGACCCACATCGTCTCCAGGCGATCGCGCTGCACGTCTGTCGCCATCGTGATGTACTGCACACCGGCTGGCAACACGTCGAAGTCACCCTCCAGCCTCGCCGCCAGCGCGCTCTTGTCCATCGTCTCGCCGCGATCGCGCCAGGTTCGGGCAAGCCGCGTGTTGACCAGCGTGTGCATCGGATCAAGGTCGCCCGCGCCGAGCCGGTCAACCGCAGCATCCCACTGGCGTGCGAAATCGCACCAAGTATAGGTACCAGGCGGCAAGTACAAAAAATTCAGGCTGTAACTTTCGTTCGTGCCATCGGCAGCGCGGTTCATCGGCTCAGACCAGCGGCCAGCGCGGTTCATAGCGTTTTTTTGATGCTCGCGGATCTTGCCCCCGCATGACTGACAGATATAGCCTATGTCGTCGTACTGGCCCTTCTGCCAGACCAACCTCCAGTTTTTGAGCTCGTCGTCGCAAGCCTGGAGTTCGATCATTTCGCCGCAAAAGGGACACGGCACCAGATAGCGCCGGTCTGTCCCAGCACGCCGCCACGCATCGATCTCACTCGCGCCATCGATCGACGGTGACGAGACGATCGCCATCTTCGACAGATCGCCATACGTCGTCATTCGGTTTCGGATCAGTTCAATCGACGATCCCGCGCCCGAGACATTAACCCGGTGGTCGTCCGACTCGTCCACAAAGGCGTATCTCACGGTATCGGACGTGAGACCAGACACCGACTGCGCGCCGACCAACTTCAAAGTGCCGCCCGGGAAGCGCTTCAGCTTTATCGTGTTCGCCTTGCTTTTTACGTCGCTCGAAACCAGCCGCGACAGCAGGGCCGAGTCGCGGATCATCAAGTCGAGACGGTTTTTGGAGAATTCCTCGGCTTTCGTGTCGTGCGAAGTCGCCCAGAGCATCGGGCCAGGCCAGTAGCCGATGACCGCGACGACAAATGCCTGGCCGATCATCGACTTTCCGCACTGCACCGGGCCCTCAAAAGTCATGACGCGGCAAGGATCATCTGGCGAAAGGCGGTTTATGGGCTCGCGCAAATACGGATACAGATCAAAATTCGGGCGCCCCGTCAGCTTGCTGTACTCCGGAGACAGCACCAGATCGCGCTCGGCGATCTCGACAACCGACAGGTGCGGGGTCGGTCGGAATGCAGATCGCATGGCGGCCACGATCTGACTTTTTCCGGCTTCGTTGATCGGCATTAAGTCAATCGACATTGGGCGCCTCGCTCAACTCAGACAGCGCCCGCTCCAGCGCCGGACGCAGAACCGCACGCACTTCTGCCGGTGTGGACATACCTACAAGCTGATCAGCGACCGCTCCGACGACGCCCTCAATCCCGGTACGGACGGCCGTAGCGACCGCGACAAAAGCAGCCTCCGCAGCTTCCCGGCTTATCAGTTCGCCGGCCATCGTCCGGGCTTTGATCTCTGCTATCTCAGCTTCAGCGACCTCGCGCCGTCGCCGTGCTTCAGCGTATGGCACGAATCCAGGATCGGCCACACCCGGATCCTCGCAGGTGGGATCCGTCACGAGCGGCTGCACGGACACCGCCGATCCGTGATGCCTTGTCCACTCAGCGTCCAGGCGCTCGACCGGCGCGCAGCCGTCATCGTCGAAAGTAAGCCAGCCCGCATTCCTGGCCCGTGTGATCGAGCTTCGAGACACCGAAAAATGATCGGCGGCCTCGGTTATAGACAGTCGCCGCATGGCCGGATCGATCGTGTCCGTTGACCATTTCGCAAGCAGATCCGCGTCGAATTGCAGTCCAGCGTCGCCCTCGAAATTAAACGCCGCGGGGCGCTTCCAGAGTTCGTCGCAGATCGTAGCGAAAAAATCCACAAACGCCGGATCGTCCGAGACCTCGAAAAACTCAAGGCGCGGATCCGACCCAAAATTCATGGACGTGCGGACTGCGATTTTCCAAGTATCGTTCGAGACCGTCATCCATTTTGCGTGGTTGCGCGTCGTGCGAATGTTCTCGTTGCCGATGAGTTGAATTAGATGTTGGCAGTACTCCGGCTCGCGACCGCGCAGCGACTTGTCCAGCACCAGCCGGATCGATAGGATCTCTCCCTGTTTTTGCAACTCGGCCAAACGCGCCGCTGATTCAGTGTTGATCGTCCAGGTGCCTATCGTCACATCCGCCGGGCCGGTCTGCATCAGGATCGTGTGCAGCAGTTCGGGCGCGGAAAATTGACCCTTCGTGAAACCAAACAGTTCCATGCCCGAGGAGATCTCACCAACCGCAGCGGCCGCGCCCTCGTTCGGGGCCAGCGCGATCTGACGTTGACGCGGCCATCGCTCGCAGACGACGGGAGACTGTATGTCTTCCGGCAGGTGCTCGTTACCGCGCCGCTGTTTCGCG